ACTTATCAAGACCACCTACGGCAGAAATATTCTTTGAAGATGTTTTAATGGCATTAGTATTTTATGGTATGCCAATACTAGCAGAAAATAATAAACCTAGATTATTATACTATTTAAGAAGAAGAGGATACAGAGGATTTAGTATGAATAGACCTGATAAAGTTTGGAATAAATTATCTGTAGCAGAAAAAGAAGTTGGTGGAATACCTAACTCATCAGAAGATATTAAACAAGCACATGCTGCTGCTATTGAAATGTATATTCAAGATCACGTTGGTATAAAACAAGATGGTGGTTTTGGTAATTTATATTTTAATGATTTACTAAACGATTGGGCTAAGTTTGATATAAACAAAAGAACAAAGTTTGATGCATCAATAAGTTCTGGTTTAGCCATTATGGCAAACAATAGACATTTGTATGCTCCAAATGTAAAGGTTGAAAAACCAAAATTAAACATAAATATTTCTAAGTATAGTAATACTGGAAATAATTCACAAATAATAAAATAAATATGGCATATTCTAGTAAAAGTTATTTTCCAAGCCAAACTGTAAGTGATGCTGAAAAGCTAAGTTATGATTATGGTTTGAAAGTTGCTAAAGCTATAGAGACAGAATGGTTTAATGAAGAAAGAAGTAACAATAGATATAGAAATAATCTTAATGATTTTCATAATTTAAGGTTGTATGCTAGAGGTGAACAGTCTACAAAAAAGTATAAGGATGAATTATCTATAAACGGTGATTTGTCCTATTTAAATTTAGACTGGACACCAGTACCAATAGTTTCAAAGTTTGTTGATATAGTTGTTAATGGTATAGCTGAACGAACTTATGATATAAAAGCTTTTTCTCAAGATGCTTATGGTATTAGCAAAAGAACTGAGTATATGGAATCTTTGTTATCTGATATGAGAACAAAAGAACTAGATTCTTTTTCTCAAGCTGCTTTTGGAATATCTTTAGCTGAAAATGATCCAGCTACGCTACCTGACTCAGAGGAAGAATTACAGTTACACATGCAGCTTAATTACAAACAAGCTGTTGAAATGGCTGAAGAACAAGCTTTAAACGTTTTGATGGAAGGTAACAATTACGAACTTACTAAAAAAAGATTTTATTATGATTTAACAGTTTTAGGTATTGGTGCTGTTAAAACTGATTTTACAACTTCTGATGGTGTTACTATAGATTATGTTGATCCAGCAAATCTTGTTTATTCTTACACTGACTCTCCTTATTTTGAAGATATATATTACGTTGGTGAAGTAAAAACTATACCAGTAAATGAATTAGCTAAAGAGTTTCCTCATTTATCAGAAAGTGATCTTGAGGATATAATGAAAAATAAATCTTACAATAGATCTAATTATAATTCTAGGTACAACGAAGAAAAAGAAGATAACAATACTATTCAAGTTTTATATTTTAATTATAAAACCTACATGAATGAAGTTTATAAAGTTAAAGAAACTGGTACTGGTGCTGATAAAATTATACCTAAAGATGATTCGTTTAATCCACCAAAAGATAAAGAAGGTGGTTATTCAAGATTATTAAGATCTATAGAGGTTCTTTATGAAGGCGCTATTATTTTAGGTACTGATAAATTACTCAAATGGGAGATGTCTAAAAATATGATGCGACCAAAAAGTAATTTTACCAAGGTAAAAATGAATTACGCTATAGTAGCACCTAGAATGTACAATGGTAGAATTGATTCGTTAGTAAAACGTATAACTGGTTTTGCTGATATGATACAGCTAACGCATTTAAAGCTACAACAAGTAATGTCACGTATGGT